AAACCCCGGTGGACGAGGCCACTCATACTCTGATATGTTCATTTTTTAATCTTAGTTTTACTTTGTCTTTTTCCACATCAAACTCAAGGTTGTAGCTTCTAGCTAGTTCTACATACACACTGAATAACATGTCCCCTGAGTTTTCAATTTCAGTACGATCAACCCAGCCTCTCCCAAACGCTACTAACCACTTTTGCTTCTCGTTCATTTCTTTGGCTTGTTAATTTTGACTGTGTGGTCTGAATTGCGGGTAAATGATCGGTTGGCACTTGGGCTTTTGAGTTTAAGATTTCCTTTAGCATTACTGCCCCCTTTGGACAAGGGAACCACGTGGTCGATGTCCTTTCCAGTACGGTCAATGCCCTTCTTGTCCATCTCGTTTCTTGCACGTTGTCTATCCATTCTGTCTTCATGTTCGCCTCGGTCAAGCTGTTGCTTGTATTCTTTTTTGTATGGTCTTGGTTTATTTACGTATGGCATTTTGTTTGAGCCTTTCTTGATAAGCGTTTAAGTTGATCGCCCACTCACGTTCATTGCACCCACTACGCGACTTAACTTTTTCACCTGTGAGAAATACTAAACCCATCTTCTGCAACTCAGGCAGGCGGCGAGATATAGCAACCCCATCTTCACGATTATTCGTGTTGGCTTTCTTAGCTATACCATCTTTACCCAGTGGGCCGTGGTCTAGCAAGGCTTGAAGTATCTGTTGGTAGTGTGCGTGAGCAAACTCCCCTACTTTATCCGCTGCTTCATGGCTTGTCGAGGGGTCTGTTTTGCGTGCTCGTACATAATCGTCTGTCATTGTTAGCTCCTGTTGTATTCACATTGCTTGATTGCACAGAACTTGCACAGTGGGCCACTGATTGGGTTCCACACTCCGTTTTCCAGTGCCGCTTCAATTCGTGCGACATCTTTTTCTGGCTGCTCCAAATATTTTGGCATCATTTCCCGATAGTGCGTAGCCTGTACAAATTCTTTACTTACAGTAAATATCAAGGCTGACTTCACTTTCATGATCTTTGGAAACTTGGCAAAAAGGCCAGCCGCCACAAGATCGAGTTGCTTGGTATCCGCATACCGCGCACTCTTGCTCGTCTTGTAGTCCACTGAGTGCGCCAACTGTTTCGCCTCGTTGATGACTACCAAATCGGCTATACCATGCCACCATACATTCGTCGCGTGAAAATCGCAGGACTCCAAGTTCCTCGTCAAGCCCAACTTCACTTCGCATAGCTTCTCTCCCTCAATCTGCTTCAGTACATCTAACGTGTCTTGCATGTAATCAAACTGTGGCGGGATTGGTTTGTCGTCACGGATGTATTCCTCGGCCACAGTGTGTGCCGTCTTGCCGTACAGCGTTGCCTGTGTGTCAGGCTCAACAATGTCCTTGGCTATCTTGGTGTGATAGTACTTCTTGGGGCACTGCTGAAATGTTTTCAGGCTACTGAACGACCAGACGATACTCATTTAACAATCTCCATAACTTCTGCCATACCCAGCTTCGCAATTAAGCGGTAGCTCGGGTGCCCACGATGGGCGTATACGCATACACATCTCCACGTATTCTTTACCTGTTTCAACCTCGGCTTCGGGCACGATGCAAGCAATGGCATCATGCACTGTCATGACCACACGATACTTCTTGGCCACCATCAACATCTGCTCACCTATCACGATACGTGCAAGTGCTTGGCATACGTTCTCAATCACCTTGCCGCCATAGATTCGGTTGGGGATGACTGCCTTGCCCTTCTTGGTGTCGTAGACCAATTCGTTACGCAGTCCGTCTTCAGCGGTAACCATGCGCAAGTTAGGGTATCGTAGCCATAAGCCGTTGGGTAACAGGATGCCATCCTTGCCATGCACAAGTAACTTACCGCTCCTACCAAATTCTGTAGCACGGCCACGCGACATGGCTTCAAGGGCTACACCCGCCGCTTTCCAAAGTTCGGGGATGCGAGGGTAGGTTCTGCGGTAAGTATCAATAATTCGTTGCGCCTCATCCGTTGATATTTCCACTCCAAAAGTTTTGAGTTGCGCCTTAAACTTAGCCGCACCCATACCATAGCCAGCCCCAAGAATCGTCGTCTTACCGACGAACCGCTCGTCCTTTGTAATGGCTTCAATATCCTTGCCATAGATTGCCGATGCCATGATTTTGTATACATCTTCGCCCCTGTTAAATGCGTCAACCAAATCGTCCTGCCCCGCTAACCATGCGAGCGTACGTGCTTCAATCTGTGATGAGTCTGAGTCAATCATCATGTAGCCAAACGGTGCAAGGATGGACATTTTCAAAGGCGATGTGCGTTGCAAGTTCTGCAAGTTGATTTTGTCGTCACCGCCCCACCGCCCTGTGTGGGCGGCGTAATATCGCAGGGGCACAGGCATCGGGCCTCGATTGGCAATACCAATGAATCGCTCGGTTCGCGTCTCCTCAATGGTTGACTTTGTTCCCAGCCGGGCCGCAACTACTGCTTGTACTCCAGTATCTGGATGCTCCAACAGGGCCTTGAACTCCTCGTCGTTCTTAGCAAAGGCATAAGTCATTTTGCCAGTGGCGGGGCTTTTCTTCATGGGCGGCTGTACGCCAAGCGATACAAGCAAGTCGGCAAACTGTGGGTTGCTCATCAAGGTATCTTTGTCAAAGCGGTCAAGGATAGCGGCCTTGCGTGTTTGCTCTGAAATCAAATGGGCTTGCAACAACTCCTTATCCAACTGCAACATCGGCTCGGTGAACATCCGCACAGTCAGGTCGATCAAGCGCAACTCAATGGCGGGGAAACCTTCGCTCATGTGTGCGTACAAGTCCCATGTCAGTGCTACATCGTTCTTGCAGTAGCTTCCGTAGTCGGCCAACTCTTCCTTGCTGAAATCCTTGCGGAAGTAATTGATGTACTGCTTAACCTGTTCGCCCTTGACACCGATACCGTAATAAGAGGCTAGTGCCGCCAAACTACCGCCTACCTGAGTACCATGAAGTGCCCGACCCATACTCAACGTGTCAAGCCAGCCTTTGGGGGTAATTCCAAATTGCCAATTGAGGATGGCTCCGTCGAACGGAGCGTTGTGGGCTAGTGCAATTGAATTGACCCAATCAAACCCTTGTAGGAACTGGTATGTCTTTTGGTGTGTCCCGCTAAACCACACCGGCTCGCCATCGTTTACCTGTACTGCAACACCAATAACTTCAAAGCGCCGATCCCGAATGTATTCCTCAGTGGTTTGCTTGGCAAACCCAAGGTCACCGCCGTAGGCTGTCTCAAAGTCAATCGTGATGATGTTCATTTGAAAAGACTCGTAGATGTGGTTGCTTCCTTAATACGCCTTACGTCCTCTTCGCTCAGCTTTTGGTCGCCAATTTGCAAAGCATTTATTCCTGTTTTCACAAGGTCGTACCCAACAGCCATACCCTCGCTCTTGATCTGCGCTCGGCCAAACCCACTGCCTGTATTAATTTGCGGGGATGTGTAGTAGCCCTCTTTGATCTGATTCTCCATGTTGTCCTTCAACAACTCGCGCATGACTTTCTCGTCGAACTCTTTGCGTCGGACTTCTTTCAGTGCCTCGTGCAATGCGCCTTTCTCTGGCTCGGTCAGCACATCACGAAAATTGGAGGAGAACATGAACCGCCATTTCTCGGCTTCGCCATAAAACTCACTTGGGTTGGACTCCATTCGCCCTACCAGCGCACGTACACCTGCGGATAATTCAGCCATTGTTAGCTCCTTCATTGTTTCATCAGTTGAATAAGTTGTTCTAGATATTCGAGTTGCTCTTCGGCAATGACAGCGGCTGTGCCACCGCATTCTTTTATCTCTCGGATATTTTTGTCTTGCAGTGCTGTGGTCGTACCTTTACCCGCCTTGGCTTCAACGGCAAGGAAGTGTCCGTTGACACAACAAAGAAAGTCTGGGACTCCTGAACTGCCGTAGCCAGTGCCGATTGGCATGGCGAAATAGACGCTGTGGTCTTTCAGGATTTTTTTGATCTTGGCCTTGACCTTGGCCTCTGGTGTTGCCGCCATTATTTCCAACCTATAAAGGTTATACCCTTGTGCTGAAGTATGGCTAAGGTCGGGGTACTTTCGCAAGTCTCACACGAAAATGAAATCAACAATCCTTCGCGCTCTGGGCTTGGGTTATTCGTTGCGTTTGCATCTACTCTTGCAGTGGTCAACGTGCCATCTGCCATTACATGCGTGACTTGGGTTTGGGGGATAGATTCATTCTCGCCGCTGATGTGGTACTTAACCTTTGAGGGGGCGGGATTAAATACAGATACATCTTCCTGATGTAAGTTGTTGCCACGACATTCGGGGCATTCGTTAAGCCAATCACCGTGGTTTAAAACGATTGGGCGTAAATCAATATTTGCCATGCTCTAACTCCTCAATTTGTTTTCGAGCGGCGATAATAACACACTGTTTGACATTGTCAAGTACAGACGTAAAAAAGCCGCCCGAAGGCGGCTAGGACTTACCCTAACAAATTGTTAGGCTTGGGCGATGGCTCGGTCGATATACCACTTGGCCTTCTCCAAGTCTTGCTTGCGGTTGCCCTTGTGGTCGGCTCGGCTTATGTATTTCACAGCATTGCCAAGGTGATACGTCAAGCCCTTGGCCTCGATGAAGTCGATGGTCTCGATTCCTCCTACTTTGTAATGAGCAGGGTGGTTCACTGGGTCGGCTTGTGGCTCCTCCATTGTGATTGGCGGTACGGGTAACAACTCAGGGGGTTGCCACAATGTTGGTTTAGCCTTCATCTTAGGTTCTTTGAGTATCTTGGCTTTCTGCTTGGCGTACTCTGCTGTTGAGATACCCAATCTGTTAGCAATTTCTACCTCAGAAAGTTGAAGAACAAGTTTCTTCGGTTTCATCTCCCTCTTGCACATGTACGCAATTTGATACGTGGTCTTAAACTTCTCAGCTACTTCGCTAGGTGTAGCTGTTGGGTTTGCGGTGTAGTACGCACGCATCTTTGCGGCGCGGCTTGTGGTTGCTTTCTTAGTTGCCATTTTTAGCTCCTTGCTGTTGGCTGTTTACATACTCGGTAAGAATTTCACGAATCTTGGCTTGCTTTGAATACGGATGGTGGGTGTTGAAGTAATCCATCACCTCCCTCGATAGTCGCAAGCTCGTATTGAAAAGGGTTGGCTTCTTACTTGGGCCTCGTCCTCTTCGCTTTGTAGTTTCTTCAGTCATTTTTTCTCCTTTGTAATTTTCCGGCTTTCCTAAAAAAAGTCAGTATTGATCTATAAGGAACACCAAACCTGTCGGCAATATCTTTTTTGGATACACCTTGCGCATATAGGCTGAAAGCCCTGCGCTCATCGAGAGTGGGTAGTTTTCTACCTGAGTTAACTCTCGCCCCGCCATGTTTCTTTACAGTCATGTTGCTCCCCTGCCTGTTTCGTTGTAAAAATTAAATGACACTTGGTGCATCGCCAAAGCGTTCCTTGCTCGACAACAACATTGCCCCGTCTGCGTAGCTTTCCAAAGAATGTTCTTATCAGTTCAAGCATTTTGTTGTTCCCTCCATCTGTCGCACATTTGCTTCACTGTCTTGGTCTGCTTCCCTTTGCGCTCACATATTGCGCTCATGGATTTGTACACTGCCTTTTGCTTCAGTGTCGGTATTGGTTTAGGTTCGGGGAACATTCCGTTGAACCCTACTGTGCCTAGCACAGCACTGAGAATGAGTCGGTCGATCATGCTTCACCTCTGGCTCTGATGGCGGCGGCGCAGTTGTCAACGGTTGGCCAATCGCTGTCTTTTGCAAACTCATCACACACCTTTGCACAGGCTTCACGTTCGACTGCAATTGCATGGTTTACCAGCGCCACCAAGTGCGGCGTTGATACCGTCCATGTGGTGTAGTGTTGATTTTCCGCTACAACCTTTTTTAGCATTTGAATAATCTGATCTTGTGTCATGCTTCCTCCATTGCTCTACGAAAAGTCCTGTATGAATTCAAAAATGTAACTCGGTAACCTTTTTCAAAATTACTGTACTCGGTCGGTGTAACCATGTGGTATCTCAAATCAATCTCTCGCTCTGTCAGCGGGGTAAGATGAACCAAGGGCGTACCAAAACTTATTTGCCTTATGTCTCTAGTTGTTGATCTTGGAAACATTACATGTACATTGATAGCGTTTGCGTAAACAAACTCTACTGTTGCGGGTAGCACCACATACGCAGTTAGGTTATTCATATTCCATGTTGGTTGTTCCCATTTGAAATACACATCTTCCTTGCATCGTGCCGCCCAAGGGCTTTCAAATTTTAGGCTACAGTATTTGTCAGCAGGAGCAAATGTGCCACGCTGTTTAACTGAATGCTGAATGATTGGTGTGTACCCATCAGAGGTAAGGCCGTAATGATACTCAGTACCAATCTCACCAATTTCAACTCTAAAGTCAGTCCACATTGGCAGAATGATTCCGTGTTTGTAATGGTCAACAAAGCCCATACACCTTTTCATTGTTGGCTTTAACTCCACTTCGTTGTCGGGTATATGCGCTTTCAATTCTTTCCACCACTCAGGAAAAAACTGCGTTGCTACTTTGGGTTTAGCAAACTCAAAAGCTCTGGGTTGACATGTAAACAGATCAAGTACCACCTTGCGTTTTTTGATTAAGAAGATCATGCTTCACCTCTAGAAATTAAAAGCTCGGCAAACCTTTCCAAAAACTTGATGTGGTATTTTTCGGGGTACTCACCGCTGACGTAGTAATCAATCGGTGACTCAAATGTGAATGTCGTAGTCTCTTGAGTCGTGTTGTGATTGACCCACATCGTCACTTGTCCTTCAGCCTGTCTTGCCAGATTAAGTATTTCATCTTGTGTCATGCCTCTCTCGCTTTCAACATTTCGTCTGCCAACAAGTAGCAATATTCCGCAGTCGTTTTGTAATCAGAGCATTTGACAACTTGCATAGCCCTTGCCGCAAAGTAGTCACGCATTGTGATGCCTGAGTCGTCCCGCAAATGTGGGTTTGGAAATGCTTGTAGGTTTGTTGGTTTGTTGAAGTTACTCATTTGTGCCTTTACATTTTCTTGTTTAACCTTGCTCTCTCGTTCGGTGTCGTTGAATTCAGTCATCCCTACCTCCATTCTGAATAAAAAATATCGCCCAACCAATCAAACCACAGATAGCAATCAAAGCTACTGCCCCGAACGCCATCAGCGTTACTGTTACTACAACGTCCCATAACATTTGTTAGGTCTCCTCTACCATCAATACGAATGTCTCGTCATTCACTCTGCAACCTGTGTTAGATATGAACTGCTCGGCTTGCACAAGTTTGAGCATACCTAGTTTGCCACGCATCCAGTCGGGGAGCGTATTATCATCAAACAGGTCTACCTTGTCACCTATCTTGACTAGGTATTTACCACCATCTTTGATAACCAGTGCGGTCTTATCCGCTTCGAATGCAGACTTAGCTGTCTCGATAGTCATCATCTCGTCGCCTAAGCGTTCGTTATCGCTTATGTGTTTTTCGATTTTGTTACGCACAGACTCTGTGCATGTTTTAAGATGCTCAAGGAATAAGTCAAAGCCAGTTCCCATGATGTAGTCCATTGCGGCGGCTCTCACTGCCCCCTCTGCGGTATGCCTCTCGCGCTGTTTAAGATTTTTCTGTTGGAAGATAACCTTACCCGCATCCCCCATAGCCTTCTCGATACGCTCGTTGGGTTTGAGTTTGAAGAACATCTTCTTGGCCTTGAGCACAGCCTTGTCTGCATCTACTGTGCTATACCCACCGCTACGCTCCTTGGTCTTGGCGATGCGCTCGTTGCTTACATAGATCACATCGTTGTTACCCTTACGCTCGCGGGAAATCTTACCTAGCTCTTCGCCATGCTCTAGTACGCTGAAACTTGTAAGCGCGAGTCTATTACCACCGCCATAGCCCCAATCAGTAGCGACGAATCTCCACAGTGGGTTCAATGTGGCCAGACGCTGAATCACTGGGTCTATTGTGCTACTCACAAATACCTCATGGGTGTCACCCCTGTTCTTGCGCTCGGTGAGTAAGGTCTGCAAGTCCGCGCTCAGTTCTACGTTGCTCAGTTCTAATGTGTTCATGTCTGCTCCTAACAATTGTTATTACCACTCGAAACGTTTGAGAATGTCGTCCACCTTGGACTTCAAATCACTACGTGCATCTGCATCTTCTTTAATATCTTCAATGTCAGCGGTCACCATTGCCAACTCCAACTGTCTACGTGCTTCCTCCAACTTGGGGTCGTTGGTCACGTTCAGCTTGGTCAGCAGTCCACACAGCTCTATTGGGTTAGTGATAAGTGTGTCGTGGTAACGCTTCTTGCCGTCCTCATCCACATCAGTCAACTTCTCGGATATACCTACTAACATCTTATGCAGACGCTCCCACGGCTCACGCATTGCCTCAGCCAATTTGCGATCTTGCTGAGACATGAACTCGCTGCGCATCTCCTCTAAGTCATACGCAGGAATGTCTAAGCGAAAGTCGCCCGCCTCTGGCACAGGCTTGACCGTGCGCTTGAACCCGAACTTCAACCTAACATCTGTTATGTCTGGGTAGTCCTCGGCTTTGTACAGACCCTTCAACGCTTGCGGTGCTTCCGCAACAAGACGCGGGTATTCGATAAAGAAGTTCTGGCACATCATGTTGAATGTCTGCTCGAACCCATTCATGGTTTGCTTGTAGTCCATGAACAACGCAGTCGGTAACATGCGCTCACCCTTGTCAGCCCACGGCAACGTGTGCTTGTTGTGATACAGACGAACCCTTGCGGCGAAGTCTGATATGTCTTTGCGTAGCGACGTACCTGCAAACAGATTCTTCTTGGTCTGGCTTGCACCTCGTACTGCACCCGCATCACTGTTGACCTTGTCCGTGACCTCTCGGTCGAGTTTGGACGCAGGCCATACGCTGATATTCAATTCCACTAACAACGCTGATGAACTAATACTCATTTTGATTCTCCTGTAATTTCTTCCATGTCTAACACTTCACACTCACCATCTGCCTTGCTCAAGTCAAACTCTTCGCACATTGATGCTCGGGCTATGGCTTCAGCTTGGTCGTCATCTTGACCTCCGTCTTCCACCTCGACTGTGACCTCTTGGTAGTATCTGAATACCACCGTTCCTCTAAATGTTTTCATTTCGTTCCTCCTAACAATTTGTTAGTCCTTGATGTGGATGGTCTTACCATTCGCGGCTTCACCATCGAAGTAGTCCCCGACAATGCACCACAGCGTAGGTGCAGTCCACTCACTGCCCCAGTCATCGCCCACGCAACCATCGGTCAGGATGATGACGCACTCGGGCTTGATGTTCTTCTCCTTGAGATATTCTGATACACAGGTCGGGCTAGTACCACCGCCACCCTTGGGTCGTGTTGATGCAATGATGTCGGACGCTTGCCCATCACCATAGGTCTCATGTTGAACCACACTACTACCCCAGTACAGCAAGTCCACACACGCAGGGTTTACTTCTTCTGCAATACCCTTAACCTCGGACAAGAACTCAGCAAGCTCCTCGTCCCCCACCGAACCCGATGTGTCAACAGCGATTACCAAGTGGCCTACCTTCTCACCGATCAGGGTTGGCATGTAAGTACCTGTGGATAAGAACCTACGATTAACCCTGCGCCATGAGGATGCGTCCTTGGAATTGCAGATTGATTTGACGAAGTCACGCAACACCTCACGCCAGTTAACCTTTGGCTCCATCAAGTCAGCAAGCTCTCGGTCGGAACCATCTGCTCCGCTACCCGCTAACTTCTGCCGTGCCATCATGCCTTGGCGAATGGCTTGGTCGATCTCGCGCTCAAGCTCACGCTTCTCCTCGTCGGTCATGTCTTTCGCACCACCCCAGTCGTGCTCGTCGAGACCCTCTCCGTCGCCATCACCGTCGCCCCCGCCGCCATCCTCTTTCTCTTCTTTGAGTATGTCGAACACTTGCTTGGTGTTCATGCCACGGAATCGCTCGTCGATCAAGCCCATCACTTGCCCTGCCATCTTGTGCCCCTTGGGGTAGCGCGGCATTGCAATGAATGTCTCTTGCGGATCGAGGTCTCTGAGCATGAGGTTAATAACGTAGTCACAAGCCTGATTAGCCAGACGATGATCTATGTCATGTAACTTCTTCCATGTGGTCAGGTGTCGATACATCTTGTGTGATGCTTCGTGTGCAATCAAGAACCCAAGCTCTTGGTCGCGTAGGTCAGCCACGAACTTGCGGCCATACTTCTCATCTCGTCCATTGGTACAGGCAGTGGGTAAGTTATCCACTACGCTAGTACGCCCAACCATCAACACGCCAGACAACAGCGCAAACTTTGGGTTACGCATCAACATGATCTTGGCCTTCTGCACTTTGCGTTCTTCTAACATTTTGTTAGCTCCTCTTCGTTTAACATGCCACAAACTTTCTCACATACTTCTTTGCTCTCGTGACGGAACAAGGTTGGCCAACCAGAACTCTTCTTGTCCCTCACGCAGTACCCCACCACTCGGGTGATGTGGTTGTTCTCATCCCACTCAGTCACCCACTGCACGATGTACCTTGGCATCACAGCAGGTCTTGGTTCTTTGCTACCCAGTTGCTGAACGCCTTGGAACTGAACGCAATCGCTTGCTTGTCCTTGGCCTTGGCAATGTTGATAGCGAACACAGCTTGCCACTCGGCATCGAATCGCTCTAGGTATTCCATGAACGGAGTAATCGTGTCCTTAGTGATACGCGAGATCGCGCCAAACACCACAATCGCACAAGCCCCCGGACTTGTAGGTATCTTGGTAGTCTTAGGATGCTCGATGGTTGACTCCCATGTTGGCAGTTGATCGGCGAACTCGATGTACGCTTGCATGTCCCGCGCACCTGATTCACCCAGTGCACCAGTCAACGCCGCAATCACGGCATCGGGGTCGTTGTGCTTACGGCTTCGCACGATGTTGCTTGCAGTTGCCAAAGAACGTGGAGATACAAACGCCTTCTGCGGTTTCTTCGGGTTAAAGATGTATGGGTTGTCACCATGTCCGTCGATGTAACTCGCCAACACATGAGGGAATCGGCTCACCCATGCACACACCTCTGGCTCGATGCCGTTAGGGATAGCCCACTCCAACCACTGCTCAGCGTCTGGCTTGGCAATCGTTATCGGTACTAAGCGGTTGGCACTGTGTTGTTTCAGTGAGTCGCCCACTCCGTCGGTCGTCAAGTTACCAGTCAAGAACACGATGGTCTGCTTGTCTCCGTCTTTGGGTATTGGTATGTCACCGAGTCGCGGGTTGGCCTTCTCGAACATGGGGTGCAACATGTTCTTCACAGGGTCTGCGCCCTTGGTGTACTCGTCGAGCATGATGACCAACGGCTTGCCTTCGTGCAGTTTGAACCGAGCGTTCGGATAGTACCGAGTTGTCTTGGTATCGTGGTCGATCACAGGCATCGCAATGTCGCCCAAATCCATATTGGGTACGTCGATATACGCATGGTCGTAGCCCAAGCCTTCTGCCACCTGCTTTAGTAGGGAGGACTTACCAATCCCCGGCTCGCCTTGTAACAGAAAGATTGTTTCGGGGTTGGTACGGATAAGCGTTGCCGCTTGCTTCAAAGTCACTGACTTACCAAACTTTACTTCTGACATATCTAACTCCTCTGATGTGCCTAACAATTTGTTAGGGCTTTGACTGACACAAAAATTTATTTCAACTTATATTATACCACATTGTTATGGCAAATCAAGTTTTCTAGCCAACACTCTGGCCAAATTCTTTCTCATACTCGGCTACCACCCTGTCTCTCACTTCCTTGCGCTCAAGCAATACCCGAACGAACAGGTCTGCACTCTCGGTTTGTGCCTTGCATTTAAGTGCGTAGGCAGTAGCGAGTACGGCCCAGCAAAACAGTGCAATCTCTGTCAATGAAAACTCAATCATGATTAACTCCTTATAACAAATGTTATTCAACCTCGACCATCCAGTGCTCGTAGATACCACTCGACACCTTGCCCATTGGTAACTCATAGCGCACCAACACCTGATGTGCGTACAGCATGAACAATACATCATCAAGCAAGGGTACGATATGCTTCGACTGCGCATATACCTCGTCGGTGCGTATGTCCATCTCGTCTGTGTCTAGCTTGGCAATCAGAATCAATGCCGCCTTGTAGAAGTTCGTGTGCTTGCCATCCTCTGGTTGGTCAGGGCGAATCAAATACTCAAACGCTTTGGCCGATGCTTCGTACTGGTCAGCTTTGACCGCCATGTATTTAATATGCTGTTTGCCGCGCTTGTCCATGTACTTGTAGTCTCGTAGGTGTATCAAACTACCAAGCACAGCACCAAACTCATTTTGTGGTATGACAACATAGTTCTTCTCAGGTTGCCAACGATGTTGCTTTGCCACTTCAGTGCGTAGGTTCACGAACCCTTTCAAATACTTGTAGAACTCGCCATACTTGGTTCTAACATTTGTTATTTCCTTGCGGTTGAGTTTCCATCCCCATTGCGTCTTGGGATTCAAGACATGCCAGTTCCCATCCTCCACCATGCGCAGACGCAGTTTGTCCTTGTCGGCGAGCGTGTACTTGTTGCCGTTGATTATCAATACTGTGGTACGCCTTGCCCCACTCGCACTGATGCCCAGAATGTGACCGATGAACTGATGCGTTGATACGGAGTTGTACCCATCAATGAACAGTGACACCTCACCGTCGGGCGTGAATGTAATGACCGGAGTTTTGTACAAGACCAACTCGACAGCATCCCCATGCTTGCGTATGCGGTATGTGTCTGCGTCCCGTCGCTCACCCAACGGCTTGACTTCTTCTGCTCGTCCACGCATCGGCTTGACTGCGTTGTACATTTTCAGTGCGTCCTCGTACTTGCGTATCTGTGGCACTCGTCTAATTGTTGCGTATCCCATCACACCACCTTATTTAGTTTGTCCAACATGTACTCACGCAGGATTGCGTAAGCCTCCTCTTTGCGACCCTCTCGGTCGTGCAACCAAGCCTTGGTCAGCGTCTCGGTGTCGTCAAAGGTCACTCCGTCTGTACCTCGTTCTTTTAACTCTTCAAGTAAGTCATCGGTATCAAACTCGCTCAAGTCAACGTCAACGTCAACCTCTGTTGTTATCGTTCTGTATGTCATCACATTTCTCCTTCTTGCCAATCTTTACAGTTACACAATTCCTCGTTGCCTGTTTTGTATGCGGCGCAACTCACCATGTGCGTACTCAACGGCTCGGGCTTCGTGCCGTGGTACAGGTAGGCATCAATCATGTTTGCCGCCTCGTTTAGTTTCAGCGTTACATCTGCGTATAACTTAGCCGCCATAGACAACTGCTCGGGCGTAGTCTGTGGGTTCTGCATCAACTTGAGCATCGTGTCTTCCATGCTGTCCACGTTTTTGCGTATGCCTTCCCACTTACGCATGAGGATGTTTAGCTTCGGGTTGCTTAGCCCGAACCTCCACGATGATGGTTTTACTTCACTTGCTTTCATCACACACCTCCCAATGTTTTGTATGCCTTGATTTTCTTCAGCGATGGATTGGCTGTCTTGAACCTCTCCTTCGCCAACTTCATATTCTGTGCCACGATACTCTCGGCAACCCAGTTGCTGAACCTATCGCACCACCCTGTCACATAGTATCTACATAACATTTTGTTAGTTCCTCTGTTGTGTTCATGTATTGACGCAACTCTTCCCAGTTGTAGACGAACCGCCCATGCTCATCACGAAAGCGCCACTCATCACAAGTGGGACACCCCGCCTCATAGGTACGGCATCGCTTGGAAAAGCATCCGCGCAGGAAAGCAAAGCCTGCTTCCGATACATACTTGGTCTTTGCCCTTCGGCGTATCTGTCTTACTTTCATAGCCGTATCTCCTTCGGTTGCTTGACCTTCACCTCATACCCAAGCATCTGTATGCGCTTAATGTCCTCGGGTAAAAGCGTTTTCGTTCCTGCGATTGCCGCAAAGATTTGCGCCTCACCGCACACTGGGTATATCTTCGATTGCCCATACACATCACGAATCTCCACCATGATGGTGTTGTTTTGTCCTTCTAACATTTTGTTAGTCCTCCATCTCAAAGTAGTCGTAGTCACGCATGTATTCGCCTTCCTCTGCTCTGAGCAAACTCAGGGCTTCGATGATGAGGACATGGGCGTCGTCTGGGTTGCGTTGGCTCAGCTCTATCTCAGCCGCTACCAATAACTTCATGGCTTTCTCGTAGTCGTGCTCGGTCATGTCTCTCTCCTCATGAATATGTGTTTGCTTTGACTTGCTCAAGATACAGTCGGTTCAGCCGTTCCTGCACCTCAATCCACTTGTCCTCGTATAGCACTTGCAGTGCCATACCAACAGACCAACGCACATCGCCCTCGTCTTCCATGTGCTTGACTGCTTCCTCAATCAGTTTGTCAACGTCAATCTGTAACATTTGTTATTCCCTCCTCGTTGATGAATGCGCTC